TAGTCTGTTACTGACGTATCCAATGCAAGTGAATTTAGCGAATTAATATCAGATGGAGCCGCAGCATAATCCGACTGAAGTCTGGTTACTCTGTCAACAGGCTCCATAGAATCATGAAAAGTTACAACGCCTAATTCCCATTTATTATTAGCCATTGTCAATAACTCCTAACACCAATGGCAATGCTGAATCTAAGATCCAGTATCCAACAGCAGCGATAGCTACAGTGTATATTCTCCATGTCTCTAATGACCTTATACGTAATTCAAGATCGCTCATTCGATCACGCATAGAGGATTTAACCTGCTCCTGTTCCACTTTAACGGACTCCAAAGTGGAACTCATAACAGCCGTTCGTGTATCTATAGCATGTATTAGATCAATTATTTCAACATACGTTTCTTTACCCTCCATACAATCATCCCCTAAGCACTTTCAAAAGCTGTTAACGTGTTTATCTACTAATACTCCGTCAGCATACGCCTCGCCTTCGCTTGCTTTCGAACTCATACTCTCTATATAACTTGTAGACGGTGCATTGCATTGATTGCATGGCCACAAAACAACAATCATTACTACACTAATTGTCCTTATCTTCTTCAACTGGTTCCGGTGTAATAACTTCAATGGATTCCTGTTCCTCTTCGGGTGGAACAAATTCGTCGATTGCTAAAATTGCTCCGTTAAACTGATGTAACTGTTGAGTTAACTCACTTAAACGGGACTGCGTCTGAGTGATAGCCGTAGTAAGCTTACTTCGATCTTCAATCAGTTCTTTACGTCGTTTTCTTAGTTTATCCTCCATAATAAAGTCCTCCCCCGACTTTAGATAAGTGATAGAAAAACAGCAGATAAAGCATGTTAATATATATATAAATATATGCTAAATAGCATATTACCTGCAATAGTTATAGCCTGATTCTATTAAGAAGAAGACGATTCGTCAGGCCATGATGCAGTGACAATTTTCGGCTCGTTATTAAGTGCATCTACATCATTTTCAAGTTGTCTTTTAATATGTTCGTTGCTTGCCAGAAAATCATTTTTCCATGTTAATAATTTGTTTTTAATTCTTTCTGGAATTTCTGACATTTCTGAAAAGGCAATATATCCTTCTGAACTTCGTTCACTTGGCTTAGCAAGAGGAACCCAGCTATCAATAAAAGCATTTTTTTTAGTTTCTGTGTCCGTGCAGTAAATTAGACATCGAACGGAATCCAGGTAATCTGAAACTGAAACATTATCTGACAGCAACACCCTTTCCAGTACGTTCGCATCATTTGTTATTTTCAGTTCAAATTCTTTGCTCATATCTATTAGCCTATGCCTTTCTTTGTACGCCTATTACAATGTTGGCCTTGTATTTGGGAAATCATCAGTGCTTGGCCAATCTCTTAACTTTGTCCGGTATGCAAGATAGGCATCTCGTTTCGGATGGTCTGTTAAAGGGACGATAAAGTCCGTTAATACTAACTCTCCATTACGCCATTCTTTTTCCCATGCTTGACGTTGGCTATCCGTTATTGCAGGAGGTGTTATTAACTCATATGATCCACCGTCAGAGGTCACACTTTTTGGGAAGTCTTCATTGTCTGCTAATATGTTTCTACTCGTTCCATCTGCATATGTAATTTTATATTCTGGCATTTTATTTCTCCTTTTAAGCCACGGAAAGAGGGAAGATTAAAACCACGCCTCGACCCCCATGCCCTCCTTGGGCTTCTGCGGTTCCAACACTAATTTCGTTACATGCACCACCGCCGCCACCTCCAAGCGTTGCAAAACCGCCAGTAAGATATTCGACTCCTGATTTTGTATTTACAATTCCGTTACCCCCTGCAAAAGGGCCAGAAGGAGCTACTTGTTTATACGTTGAAGATCTGTGGTGATAATTGCCACCTTCTGAAAACATTTGTTGGTTATCTCTAAAACTATCAAGGCTGTAAGTAGTTCCAGTAGTTCGATTGTTATTACCGCTTATGCTTGCTGTAATGTCTCCAAACGGAGCCATAGCAAGTGGAGGATTTTGCACTGAAGAATGATACATATAGTCTGGCTCAGTCGATCCATAAGAAGCCCCTCCCATCGAACCATGCAAATTTCCACCGTCACCAAGTGCTTTTTCTTGGTAAGCAGAGTCATCTGCTACATTAGCTCCTGCTAAACCCACATCAAACAATCCAACTGCTCCACCTCCAGAAACCTTATCATTAGGAGTTGCAATGGAATCTCCTCCTTTGTAATTGGCTATGTTACCGCCTGTAGGAGTGCCTCCTACTCCTTTAGAAGATCCACTGTTAGAGTTTACACCTCCTCCACCGCCAGTACCAGTTATTGATATACTTTCTGCCGAACAAACGAAAGTAGTATTTGTTCCTGCCGATCCCTGACCCCCACTGGCAGTCATACTACTTCTTCCTCCTACACCGATTGTTATGACATACGTGCTTGAAGCGTTAAGCATAAGTCTGCTTACTGCACAACCCCCTGCACCACCTCCTGAAGCTCCGTAACTTGCGGTAGCACGAGCATTCATTGCACCACTACCTCCTGCCCCAATAACATACACCATAGCCTCGTACGTGACCGCAGGAGTCCAATCCTTTGAAGCAGTAAACATCATCTTTGGAATACCGTCTGAACCTGTTTTTGATCCTAAAAACGCCATTTTTAAAAACCCTTTTTTTTATATCGAAATCCAACCAATAGTTGCATTTACATAAACTAACTGAACTGAACTTCCTTCAAACATTGTCCCATCTTCGGTTTGTGAATTAATTTTACTACTGTTCCTTGCTACAGTAACAATCCCTGCTCCTGCTACTTTTATTGTCACTGTGTTTCCTACAGAAGGAGAGGAAGGTAACGTCACTGTGTTAGCAGTCGCTTTAGTTGTAATGACTTGATCGCCTGATGAGGCCGCATAACTGTCGGATTCCACTCTCCATGCACTATAAGCACCACCACCACCACTTGCATCAGCCCAAGACATCACGCCAGACCCGTTAGTGGTCAAAACTTGATCTGCATCTCCATCTGAGTTGGGCAGTGTCAGCGTTATGTCTGCTGTAGATGCAGGGCCAATAAGTGTGACTTTATTTGTCCCGTTATCTGAGTCCTCATAAAATTCAATAAACCCCGCGCTTGCTGATCCATTTTTTAACTGTATCCCTGCATTAGCTATTGGAGTGGTCAGCGTTGGAGTTGTAAGTGTTTTATTTGTAAGTGTATCTGTCGTTGCCAATCCGACCAAAGTGTCTGTAGCGGCAGGTAATGTTAGCGTTCTACTGCTTGACCCTCCCGGAAAGGATGAATGTGCAGGGGCTTTAAGTTCTAAGTAATGTGCGTTGGACGATTCACAATAAAATTTAATCGTAGATGCTGAGCCACTGTTTTTAATAGCGATATCACCAGTACTAATGACTATCCCAGTTGATGCCCCACCCGCTACTGCCAAAGTTCCAACTCCAGAAATATTGTTGGAATCATCTATAATGACCGAACTTGCTTGTAGGGTAGATCCTCCAGTTTCATGTGTTCTTGGAATGGCGTTATCAGTAGAACCTAAAGAGCCTCCAATAGTTCCACCTCCACTTGCCGATACCGCCGTTGTAACATAGGCTGTAGTAGCTATCTGAGTATTGTTTACGCTACTACCTGCTGTGGGAGCAGTAGGGGTTCCTGTTAATGCCGGACTTGCCAGTGTCGCATAATCTGCTGAAGCCGCAACAGCCATCGTTCCAAGACCCAGATTAGTTCGAGCCGCTGACGCAGTCGATGCACCTGTTCCGCCATGAGCCACCGCTATATCAGTAGCTTCCCATTGGCCAGTTGCTATCGTTCCAACAGCGGTCGTAGAATCTGTGTATGCTTTAACTGCAGCTGAAGTCGGAATAGTTGTATCGTTGTCATTTGATGCTATTGTATCAGATTCAACAACTAGTGTTGCAGATGCAATCTCTGAAGTTGTTATAGCTAGATTTAATTTGCTTTGAGCTATTGCGGCTGATGCATTTACTAAAGCATTGGTTATAGCTCCATCAGCTACTTGAGCCGTATCGATCGCATCATCAGCCATCATCGCATTAGTGATAACATCATTACTAATCGAAAGAACTCCCGTGTTTGCGAGGGTAGCGTGACCGCTTATGGTTTTATTATCCCAACTGTTTGATCCATCATAAACTAGGATCTGAGCGTTGGCCACCGACGAGATTGCAGTATCAGATATCCCTGCAATAGTTACATTTGATCCACCCAACGCTGATGTGACATGATCTTTAACGGCAGCGGAGGTTGGTATGGTCGTATCGTTATCGTTTGAAGCAATAGATTCTGATTCCGTGATAATAATAGTGTCATCCAATTGGCTCATGCCTACGGTGTTTGCGTTTATAGTCGTTGTAAGCGTCGCATTGGCCAGTTGTGTAAATGTGGCAGATCCTGAAACACCGCCCGATACTGTCAGGGTAGGGGATTTATTGATGACTGTAGATAATGCAATATCACCGCCATCAATATTAAAATTCGATCCGTGTATTTCACTGCTGCCCGCTGTAAGTTTGCCGTCTAAGGTAAATGCACTCAGGTTGGAGACGTGAAGCTTACTGGCTTCAATGTCTCCAACAGATCCACTGATGACCTCTGAAGAGTTCGTTGCATCCGGAACGAATACAAATCTTCCTGAAGAATCGTCTAATCCGAAGAATCCTATTTTAGCATTAGTTCCATTGTGATATCTATATTGTACACCTCGGTCTTTATTGTCGTCTGATCCAGGCGCACTTAATCCTCCAACGGTAATAATAGGATCTGCCATTGCTACGTCGGTAGACGCTATGGCAAGGGCAGTGCCGTTAAGATCTAAACTATTACTGACGACTACTTTACCTGTTCCATGTGGAGCTATTGTCACATTCGCATTAGACGCAGACGTAATGTTTTTACCATTTACGTCGAGATGTCCACCCAGTTGAGGTGTAGTGTCCTCGATTAAGTTTGACATTAATGCACTGGTAGCAGATCCGTCGTTAGACATCTCAAGCTTACCAGTAGAATTTGTAAGCTGTATAAACGGTATTGTTCCGGAGGCATTGTCAAACGATAAACGAATGTCGTCTCCAGATACTCCTATCAGTTTCCAATCAACTACAGCCATAATGATTATCCTTGGTTACCGGCGGCAACCTGCCATGAATAAATACCCTCCGATGGTTCATCTTCGTCTCGCATTACGAATTTGCATTGGTCTCCCTCGTATGAATTAGGAACACCGTCAGGTGATAAATTTGTAAAATAGGGGAGTCCTCCATCTGCGGTTGAAACACCGAATATGGAAGCATCTGCATTAGCCGCAGTTCCTCCTGTAGACTTTCTTGCTCTTACGGTATCGGCTCCATGAGCATCAACGATAAAAGGCCGATCCGTGTAGTCAGCAACCCAAATGATGTTCCCTGGAAAATAGGAAGGCCATGCTCCTCCTCCGTTTGGATTATCTACAAACTGTGACGACATTTTTAGGTTTGTTGACGTGACACTTGATGCTACGGTGGAGTTGTCTAAATACACCTTCGAAGTGTCTGTTAATAAACATACTCTGACCGTATTGCTTGTTCCCACACCCCCTGTAGACTTATTTACGGTGAATCCGCTATCGGAAACACTCGATAAATAAAAATGTCTATCGCTTGTTTCTATTAGGACGGGACGCAGTCCGGAGATACTGGAAGGGAACGAACGGCTGAACAGATCTGTTGCTAACGGAGCACTTTGTAATGTGAAGGCGGAGCTTGTTCCTGTAATAGTTAAATCAGCCCAATAAGCTGTTCCGGGAGTACTTCCAGAAAAGATAACTAAGTCTACCATTCCATTTGTATCAGAACCCGCTATCGATCGTTTTAGGGTAAAGCCAGAAGTGCTTAGCGTGGTTGTATCAAGATACACTCGCCTGTCCTTCTTATTTACAATGATGATTTGAGGATTTGTCAAAGAGGATGGTAAAGCAGTTGCTGTATAGTGGTCGATAAGATTTGCGTAGGTAAATGCTACTGAAGCACTTGAAACGACTACGTTATGGACATAATAAGTGATGCCTATTGTTCCAGGCTGTTTCAGACTTGATGTAGAAGATATCCTGTGTCTGAATCGATCAAAATCTGTAGTACTTTCCTTTGACAGAGCAGTGGATCCATCTGATGCTGTTAAATCAAATTTAAAATATATGTTTCCTGTTCCAGTGTCGGTTGGTATACCCCATATAAACTCTGCCTTATCACCGAGGTCGGAAAAATCATCGATAGGGGAGATAAGTGATGGGGTGGATGGGAGCATGTTTACGGTAATAGGATCACTGGTAGCTGAAAATGTTGTTCCGCTTGTTGTTGTTATTTTAAATCGAACAAAAACATCCTGTTTTACATTCGTTCCTACATCGGATGTCATGTTCCATACATAGGTGTTGTCCCCGACACTTATAGTTGTTCCACTTGATCCCGCATCGGATCCTGAATGAGAAGAATCGGTATATAACGGAGTTGCCGTTGAGAAATTCTGACCGTTATCGGTTGAATACTCCATAAACGCAGTGATAGCAGAAGAAGTCAGATTATTCACATTGTAGTTGATTGGAATCGAAGAAGAGAAATCCGTTGAAAAAGACGACGTGACTTTTACTTCAGGTAAATACGTTAAAGAGGTTTCGGAGGATTCAGTATAATCTCCATATGCACTGTATGCACTTCCTCCGCTATCTGAAATACCGTTGGTAGCTCTGACTCGTATAATGTATTCTCCGTTAAACGTAGCCCCTAAGTCAGTAAGTGAGTCCCAAAAGAAATTATATGATGTATTGTCACTCAGGCTTGAAGATGCATGTCCTGACTCGGATGTTTTTGCTGTAGCGGTTGCAAACGAACTTCCGCTGTTCGTGCTATACTGAACCTCAATAGAAAAAGTCTCATTAATACCTTTCTCTGCAATGGAGAATGGTATTTTTATTATTCCCGTCTGATGTACTGGCGTAGAAAGAGATACAACAGGAAGCATGTCAACTTTAAACGGATCCGATATTACAGCAGTGCCTGTACTTGCACTGTCACTTGGCGTGATTTTAAAATATACAGTAGGTAAACTTTGGTTTGTTCCCAGATTCGCATCAACATCCCAAACAAATATTTTCTCTCCTGGAGTAAGGCTTGCTACTCCAGAATGAGATCCGTCCGACGTAATCGCTGTAGCTGAGGAGTATGAACTTCCATTGAGGGAATACGCTGCTGTAATAGAAAAGTCATTTGTGCTTTCACGGCTTGATAGTATTTGATAGACAACATTACCCTTTGTGCCGAGAGAAGACGTTTCTACCGGACTATCTATTTGTGCAGAGGGAAGATATGTTTTTTTGAATGACTCACTTACTGCATAACTGCTGACAATAGATGATGCATTTGTCGCTTTGATTCGGAAAAGAACATCACCGTTAAAAGTGTTGGTTAGATTGGTTTGTGCATGCCACGAAAAAATATGACTCGAACCGTTTGCAAGCGACGTTGTTCCGGAGTGCGTACTCGATGAGGTTAACGCTGTGGCTGTGCTGTAACTGCTTCCGCTGTTGGTTGAATATTCAGCGGTAAGGCTGTAGGTATCTGTGGTTACAAATCCGTTGATTGTATAGGGTATATCTACATAATGTCCGTGATCTGTTACGCCTCCCACATTGACAAGTATTGGCGTGAAGATTGCAGTAGGGTCGCTTGTTACATATCCACTATTATTCCCGTCTGCATCCTGTGAACGAACTCGAATAATTACAGTACCATTAAATGTATATCCCAGGTCGTTAATAATATTCCATACATACGTTTTTGAATGCGTCCCAGCCGAAAGACTAACACTGCTTGTTGCGTCGTGATCAGAATGACCTCCTACAGCAGTCGGTGTTGCATAGGACGATCCGTTATTTGTCGAATACTCAATAGTCGTTGTACTTACTGCAGCCACCGAACAAGACAGCGTGTAATTGATTTTTGCAGGGGAAGTATCTACAAAGCTTACCGAATCAACGCCGATCGTTGAAGAGGCCCATTCTCTCTGTCTTGACCCAGAGGATGATCCATAAATGATTGTCATCGTTTCCCCTTATTAAGACGTAGTCAGTTCACCGAAGTCATACGCTTCCTGAACCGAATCGATCAACTGTCCTCTAATCGCCTCTATGCTGTCCTGACTGAACAAGACATCGCCTTCAGCACTTACAATAATACTTGGGTTAATGTTAATGGTGTTTGGCCCTCTACTCATTGTCGATCCAATATTACCCTGGCTGTTTACTCTTCTGTTGGATGATTTTTTGTCATCGCCTCCGTCAAACAATCCGTATAACGCCGTTCCGGTTTGTATAAGAGCACTGATGAGTCCGAGTGTGACCGTAGCTTTTTCCGCTATGGAAAGTGCTTTATAGCTTGATTGCAATTGATTGACTGCCGATCTTGCAGCACCTATTCCATCAATGACATTGGCTATTCCCTGAGCCTGTCCTGACCACATCCTTGCTCCGTCGCTATCTACACCACGTAGAGCAGAGGATATACCCCTAAAATTATTTTCAACGTCTTTTAATCCAATTTTGTGTTTATCATAGTGTGCTATTACTTCTGTGTTAAGCTTGTTAATATCTATTTCAGTTTTTAGATCAATTTCTTTTATATTGGATTTTTCTTTTAAAATAGCCAGCTCGATCTCTGTTCTTTTTAAAGTCTCTTCTGCTGTGTTACCCGTGATATCTGATTGTTGCAGTTGCAATAATCTAATATTGGCGTTGGAAATATCTTTTGAGATTCCCGCTGTTTTATTTATCAAATCTCTTTGACGGGTAAATTCTGCTTCTCCAAAAAAATCTATCTGTCCTTTTGTAGCCGTTGCGGATTTGGAATCTATGGTATATTGGAATCCTTGCTGTTTGATTTTAGCACGGTTCTTAAACACCTCGATTTGAGTCATGGCTTTTTCTAAACGAGCTTGTTCGAGCGCTTGTTTTTTCCTGTCAATCTCTCTTAGGTCTTTCTCCATTTTATCTTGCATGTTATTCAGAGAGTTTACTACATCAGACCATACAGCTTCTTCAGGGAGGCCCAATAACAAGCCGTATTTTTTTATCATAAATTGTTTCTGAGCTTCTGTTTTTTCAGTTTCAGCAGCTATGGCCAAATTAAACTTTTCTCGTGATCGTTGTATTCTTACTTCAATACCCTCAGTCTGTTTCTTTTGTATGCTCTCGACTAAGGATACAATTGACTCCGCACCTTTTTCTGAAAACTCCTGTCGGATTCGACCTTCTGCGGCAGGTTCAAAACTGACCAACGTAGCTATAAATTTCTCTTTTTCATCCTGTAGCAGTTTGGAGTTTTTGATTCGTTGCGTTAGATCTTCAAACTTCTTCCTACTGGCGAGGATAGCTCGATCAACTCCATCTTCTAATCGTCGTCCAATAACCACGTCCACTGCTGCCTGAAATTTCTTAACTAAGTCAGGATCGGATTTAGGCGCTGTGTCTGTTTTGGTTAAAGAAAGGTTCTCAAGATAATCTGGTGGCAATTGGCTAATGGTTAGCAGAGTTCCTTTTAACAGACCCTGAATGTTCGTGAAGAAACTCATAAGTGGACTCGTTGCAGCTTCGGGGTCTTGAGCAAGCGTTGTTTCTAAAAGGATTTTCTGTTGTTCGTTAACTTCCTTCATAAAATCTTCTACCAATGTTTTATATTGGGCGGTAACTTTTCTCGCGTGTTCTGGAACTTCTTCAAGGGAAATTATTTTTCCATCGGGAGCCGTAAATGGAGCCGTAGTAAGACCTAGACCTTTTGAAATTATTTCTCTTTCCTTTACTATAAATTTGTCTATGCTCTTTGAAAATTTATCATAATTTTTATTATCAATAGCCATCCTCCAATTACCGGCTAAAGCCTGGGTCATAACACCTGTATTTGGCTTATCTGCAAGTGGATTAAGGCCCATAAAAATAAGATCCAGTAAATCCATTTCCCCTACACTTTGACCCGCTTGTCCTTGAAGTTGTGCAAATATTTTCGAGCCTTGTTTGGTTTGGCTTTTTGATCTAACTCTGGCAAGAAGTCCTTCGTCTGTTGAGCCTAACTTATTTAATAAATCGAGGTTTTTTGTTACCTGCGGAGTAGTGTCTACAAGATCTTGCATACTTATAACCATAGCTTGTAAAGTTGATGTAATCCTGGAAAAAACACCTTCTTCTTCCAGGCCTTTACCTAACGTAGCAATCAGCTTGTCGAACGATCTGTCCAAGGCGGTCAGTCTTCCGTCCAATGTCAGGGAAGCCGCCGATGCATCCCCTTCAAACATGGCAGTTTCCCGAATCAACCCTCGGTAGGTTATTTGTTTCTTTTCCAGTTCGCTCAATGTAGCTACTCGTACACCTTCGATGGCGGCTTGCTCTTTGATGATTTCTGTCAGGTTTTTAGTTACACCTGCATTATCAACCATTCGGGATAACTGGTTTTTAAAACCGTCCGTAGCTCCTACAACAGCCTGTCCTAACTCAAGTTGACCCTGTCTGTTGAAGGCGGCTGAATCGGTGAATCTACGCATTAAGTCAGTAGCCTGATCGATGTTCAAGCCACTGGATAAAAGGTTTCTAAGACCTTGAGAAGCCTCACTAACGGATATTAATCCATTTTCAGTGAGCGACTGCAAGCTTCTATTAAGTGTGTCGGAGTTCACTTCAAATCTGTTAGCAACTCTGTTTACACCTGCTTGAGCACGTTCATACATAACGGTGGTGTCAACGAGCTTTTGTACTCCGTTGATTACGGGTCGCACAGCAAATGTTACAAGCAACAGGGCATTACGAGCTCTGGATAATGCCAGTTTCATGTCTTGTAATGTTGTGTTTGTCAGCTTTATTTGATTTCCTGTTCTTTTTATTTGATTCTCAGCCAACTTTAGGCTCCTGGCTAATTCTCTATATCTAGTGGCGACGAACTTACCAGTCTTGGCCATTTGCTCTGCACGATCAATAAGTTTCATTTGGTTTTTGTTAAGTGACTGACCTGCCTGTATCCGTGCTTTTATTTCTCTTACCTGTTCACGTACTGCTTTGTTGTACGCTCGTGCTCTACGCGTTTGCTGCTCTTCTATAGAAATTGTTTTTTGTTCAGCCTTACGTGCTTTAGCACGGGCATCCCTAATTTGTTTGTCGGTTGAAAGCACGGTAGAAACACCCATACCATAACTCGAATCGACATCTGTACGGCCAGCCATGCCTCGTGCCATACGAGCAGCCGCTCTTGTTCTTCGAGGCATATCCGCTTCACTAATGCCTCTTGCTGTCATTTGCTTAAACTGCTTTGTCAGTTCTTTAAATTCGGTGAGCTGTTTTTTCTCAACTTCCAGTGCCTGTTCATCTAATTTTTTTCTTCCCTCAGCCTCAGCTTCTATGGCCTTACGTGTCTTCTCTTCCATTCGTGTAAGAACATTTACGCCCCTCTGTTCTTCTGTACTCAACACCTGGTTTGGATCACGGGTTATCCGAGCACGGTCAGCTTGAGCTTTTTTTAGAAGTTCCTGTTGCCGTGGAGTGAACATCCCCATAGAGCCTTTTTGGCTTACATCTACAAAACCCAATCGGGTCGTAGCTTCATCAAAGATCTTCATTAACTCTTTAAATTCTTTTTCGACTTTTTGATTTGCTTTTTTGATAGCCTCAGCTTTTTCCTTTTCGGCCTTTACTTGATCAGCCTGAACTTTTTTATTAAACGCTTTATTGAGCTTATGTGCCTCTATCTCCATGTCCTTTAACTTTTTATCATGGGCTTTTTGCTCTGCTATTGTCTTTTTATTTGCTTCATTTAATATTTTGAAAATTTCAGCACTGGCGGTTTCAATTACTGCTTTTTGTTTCTTCATTCCCGCAAGATGTCTTTCATGAGCATTACGTCTTCCGCCTTCCGCTTTAGGCTTGGTGCCTTTTGCTTTTTTCTCTAACGCTTGAAATTCTTCTGTAGCCACTTGCAGTACTGCTAAGGCTTCTGCTGCTTGATTTCCTATGTTTTTAACGCCTTCAGCAGTAGGTTCGGCCATCTTTTTCATCAGATCATTCACCTTGCGGATATTAGTACCCATACCACCGATCAGTCTATCCAGTTTGCTGAAATGTACTTCTATGTCTACTAATGGATCAGCCATTTATCTCACCTAAGATTGTTTATTCTTAGCTTCTTTTGACATTCGTTCATAATCGTATCGTTCGTATGCATTACGAGCAGCCGTAATGATGTTGAACGCTTCTAATGTATCTGCCAGTGACATATGAAAACCGAGTATATCCGTTCGAACTGCATCATTGGATATATCGATCTTATAATCCGAACAGGCGGTCTGTGCTGACAAAATGCATGCTAATACTTCATCTCCAAATGCAGTTGGACATACTTCTCTGAAGTAGGCCGAGAGTACCTGAAAAGCTGACAGGGAAGGGAGGGATTCACAGATATCCCAAAGTGTTTCAAGAAAATCATCTTCATTTAGAAAACGAAGTTCAGTAGCAACTCTTCCACCCTCATCCGACTCTGGTCGGCCATCTGTCCCGAAGCGGGGGATCTCAAAATAATCACCTTCCGCTTTACCACGGTCACCATTAGGAAATACTTCGTATTTAAAACAAGTGCGTTTATGGCTCGAATAAAGCTGAGAATGAACACATACAGAGCAGTCGTACACCCTCATTAATTCAGCCTTATTCGATTTCCATAAACTGAACCAAGTGATTAGTTCGAGTTTTTTTTAGCACCTCTATCGAGCTTAACAGGGTTGTTCACCGCAGCAAATATTTCAGACAGAACATCCGGAGGTAAGTCCGTTACCAGGTCGCCCAACAGATCGGGGTCGTCGATCATATCGATGAATCCGTTATCATCTGCCTTTTGAGCTACCTGTGGTCTACGCTCATAATATTGTTCACTGAAAGCAAAGTTTTCGACTTTAGAGCATACAGTCAGAAACTCCTCTTTATCTGCTACGGTCAACAGCCGATCATCGTATTCACGATTACCATCTCTACCATCTTTAGCCGCACGGGCATAACGACGAAGTGTTTTATTTGTGTCTTCGTTGTTTTTGCACGTCAGCCAGAATACCGTCTGTTCATTAGACGGTAAGCTTCGATCGTCTTCACAGACGAACGGGGTTGGTTTCCTCGATACACCTCTCATACCACACTCTCCTCCGCTAAGGTTAAGTTACTGCTCTCCGTCATCTTCCTGTTTGACGAATGGGTTCTGCTTCTTGCTTTTGGCTTTCGGTTTGTTGGATCCTTCTTCCTGAACCCTTTTTACGGTGGATCCTCCGGAAGACTCTTCCACGTTTTTCCATTTACCGCTGTTTTGAAAAAATTCTGCTCCGGCGGCCATTACAATGGTTTTTCCTTCATACGTACGAATCATTGTTCCGTCGTCAGATTCTTCGCAAAACATACCAGGCTTATCTACTGCTTCAAATTTTTGTCCCATCCTATTACCTCTCTTTCTTTGTACTATTAGCTAAATGTATTGTAACCAAATGCGTCGGTTTGATTGTCTTCATAAAACATCACGAAGGCATCATTGTTAGTAGCTATGGTATCTGTTCCCGCCGTGAACTCATTGATTCCACGGAACGATACGGTCATGGTCGCTTCGGTATCTCCGCCTACCGTACAATCTGTAATCATGACATTGGACTGAAATGATAAATTGTTGTCTCCACTTTTTGAGGCTATTGTAGCCTTATCAATTGGTGTATACGAGGAGCCTGTAGCAGGTTTAGTTTCTCCTGTCCAGTTGATCGTAAACAGGTTACCAGTAAACTCAGTACTTGTGGTACTAGTAGACGACCCTGCATCCGATAGGAGTTGAGTGAAAAAGTCATAGTCCAGTGCTGTTGCTCCTTTACCCAACATCGGAACGGTGAATGACCCGTCCACAGTGTAAGATCCTGTCACCATATTTACGGGGAAGAACGTGTTGAATCGGTTTGGTGTTACTTCAGCAGACAGGTTAAGGTCAAACGACTCACAGGCCAGAACAACATGATTTGAACTGCTTTGAAAGGTGATAATTGAATCCTGAAGGAGATAATTTCGGGTGCCATCCAATCCGAACATAACCGCTTCACTTGGGCTGTTAGCACTCATTAAAACAGATGTACCTATAGCTGTAGCACCTAGGGTTGTCGAAGCAAACGTAAAGGTTGTATTGGGGGAACTATAAGTGGAACCAGTTACAGTTACAGATTTAGCATCTCCCGCGTCGTTAGTAAGTTGGAGCGTACCGGTGTCAACGCTACTATAATCACCAGCCACAACAAGTGTGGTCACCGCACTTGCCCCAGGGTCAGTAGCAACCGTTGTCGTCTCTCCGTATTCACTTAACCCCGCATCCGCGGACATGATTCTTCCCTGAAGGGTAGTACTGGCACTTAAAGGATCGGTCTGTGTAGCACTTAGCGACAGGGAGGTAGCTACGGCATCCGAAAGGAGATGGTTGGTCGAGTTGGAGGACGAAATCTTACGTAGGAACGTACCGTAATATGTAGGCTCGGCTCCATCGGTATTGGAAGGCAGTGTAGCCCTTTTTATTTCAGAAGCAGCAGATGATTCTTTTAGTCCATTCTGAAAAAACAATGAAGCAACGCTGATCAGCGATTTGCCTGTGACGACAAAGTCAAACGATGCGGAAGGATTTTGTCCGGCTCGAAAAATATCCGATAGACGACCTGTGGCAAAACCGTCCGTTTTGTCTACTTCAATGGTTTCCTGATTGATCGCAATACCTGGATTGCCGTTCACAGGGATACCATAAATTTGAGTGGATGCACCTGTCCTCTGGCCGATAACGCCCGAAGTATTTGCCGTAAAATGGTTCTTACCTTTATGGGTAGGCGCTCCTGTGTTGTCGTGAGACGCTGTTGTTGTAGCTGTCCCAGTTAAGTCGGTCAGATCAATACTTGCTTTCCTGACAGAAAGCCCATATCGGTCTTCCCATAATGCATGTATAGCCATGATGAGTTCCTCTCTTTAATCCGTCAGGAAGCTGACGATTGAAAAGGTTTTGTATGCCTCGCATAGGCATTCAATGTGATTGTTGACGAATAAAGCATTCCGGAATCGTCCTCTATCTGACCGTGATTGACCTCACTGACCTGACTATCCGTACATTTTCCCGAATACGTTGCATTTTTATTGAGCAGCTTTCTAACCTCCTCAACGAGTAGTAAATGTTTATTCAATGTGTTGTCTGTTGCACTGGCAATCTTACTTAGAATGTCCAGTTGAAAAGTGGCCGTCATTTGCTCACGGCCTGATTCGTATTCTCTATTCTGTTGCGATGCCACATCGATGGAGAGGGTAGGGAACCTTCGTTCGTTAAGTCCCATCCAGTTTCCATTGATGATCTGGCTGAATCCCGACAGTGTAGTTGCCTTATATCCATTCAGGTAATCGTATACAGCTGTTGCAATCGCCTTGGTTGTCGGGTTGTCTTCTATAGTGCCACTTGTCAGTCGTTTCTCACGGGCATCTTCACTTAAATAGGTGCAGGTCATCTCAGCCAGTGACCCATCGTCTTCGTAGGAGATATCGCTGAACTCGGAACTGAAAGCAGCAGGTTCACCTTCTGAATTATGCAGTTGATAATTAGATCGCATTACTTCCATCATCCCGTCACCATACGTATGAAGCTTATCGATGTCCGCCGGACTCTTCGGCTGGGTTATAACAAAAACATTAACGGATCGTTGAATGTTCGCATTACCACTGGATAGGTTTGCAATATTTTCAGAGCTTGGAGTAACCGTGATCACAGGAAATTGTGTATTGCTTGGCAGTATGCCTCTTTTGACCTGTTTGATTCCATGCAGGGTTCCAGATGAAGTGGTAGCGTCCATCAGGGTGTTTCGCACTCTGGTTATAACGTCTCGCATAGTTGTATTGTAATCGGCCATTATATCTTATTCATCTCACGTATACGTTTCATAGTGGACTGACGAACATTTTTTGCCTGATCGATAAAGTCGAGTGTGGCCTGTTGAAAAATATCTGCAAAGCTTGACTCGTATCCCATTCGATAGAGTTGATCTAAAAGGTTGTCATTGGGATCCTTTTTTGTAATTTTACTGAACGCTTTTTTGCCTACCGTTACTCTGACGCGATCTACCTTTTCTCCATCCACCGTCTTCTTGCGTAAGTCTCCACCTGCCAGTAACGACATGTACAGTATTTCCTGTATCCTATTCTGATCGCGCTGAGTTAAATAGGCATGTTCACGTCCAGGTATTTTAGATCCCTTACCTGCTTTCAGCGTACTCGTAGTGGGTCGGTTATGTATGCGTTGAATCATTTTTTCACGGGCTGACAAATCTTTTGGAACCAGCTTTATAAAACCCGATGAACCTTTTTTGTATCGCACTTCAAGACGAAACCGCAATCCTCTTGAACCTGCCTGTTGTGCCACATCCAACTTAGCACCTGTTTTACCGATACCTACTTTGGTTCCTACGAGTCGATTGAAGTATTCTCCTGTATCCAACAGAGGTTGTGCATTGCGATCAAATCGTGCTTTGACAGCATCTCTGATTTCTCTTGGAGCTTTTTTAGCTCGTTCCTCCGATGAGAGAAACTCTCTTTGTTTTCTCATTCTTTCGCTTGCTTCTGTTTTCCCTGCAACACGAGAGTATTTATAAGGTCTCTGGTCGCGTTTCTTTTTAAATAAATCCACCCGCTCCTGAAATTTTTTCTTGGATTCTCGTTTTTGTTTTACGGGTTCCTTTGCCTCTGTTCTGGCCTGACCGCCTTTTTTCATCCGTCGGTCAACGGTTTTCTTTGAGAGGGGAGCCCACTCTCTTCCTTTGCTGTCTTTTCTGACGCGAAAGTTATCTGCAATTGCAAAGGCAACATATCCTTCAATTCGTTTTCGTATTCCGATGCCCACTTCATTTTCTTCAAGAATAGCTCTGCACCGTTTAACATTGGCTGCCGTTGTCGCCAACGCATCTTTTTCCAGATTGTTCAACCGCATTCCGCCACTAACAGCTTTCTTCGATGTGAATCCAACATTGATAACCAGATCGGCCAGATTTTTTTGAATGGGCCCTAATTTGGGGCCAGCGGTAACTATTCGACTGACACGCTGTTGAAATGTCTTTTGATTTTTCGAATATGAATTCAAAACCCTTCTTTTTTTAGCCATTCAGATCATCCCCAGTATTTGAGCCATATGGGGCCATAATAGAATCCATATCCACCAGGCGTTGAGTCTGTCCACGGAGTGGCTTCGTTGTCGGCATATTTACCTACGTCTCGTCCCAGATGATCGACTGAATACTGCACACCTTCCGGAGTGATATCGCGTGGGGTGAAACTGTCCAGTTGAAGTCCTGTGTCTTCATAAGGCCGTTGCAATCGAAGCAGTAAATCAAATCCTGACGAATAAAAGTCATCGCCTTTTTCGGAAAGTTCTGCTGATTCATTAACGGATTTTAACATGAGTCCCGCAGAGAGTAAGGCACTGATACTGACGATCAAAGGCTTGGCCCGATACACACTGACAAAATGCGTGTCGCCTGATGTGTGAGATCCAGACCAGTTAGCGGAGGGTATGGTTATGTCTCCGTTACTAGTGGTAAAATTAGAACCGGTCGAACCGCTTCCCTGACTTCCTTCTACATCCGAACTGACGGTGAACGCATTCCCTGAACCCAGAGTAACAGTATATATTGCTGTGGCATCAGCTGTTGAATTGATCGTGATATCCAATAATGATCCTGTGCCAGTATTCGCAGATATATCGTCGTCGGGAAGGGCAAACGGAGTTAACGGAGGCCCGTTCCATGGCGTAGTTTCATACAGTCCCGACTCGATAGGATAAATCGGTCGAAGAGCATCACGGATAATAGAATCAGCCCGTAATTGAAATTGTTTTATTCTGCCGTTATCGCGTACTTCAGTGGAGATGTACTCCGACAAATTTCGCAAATCGACAGGGGTGCAATACGTTCCTGGTATCGCCATTGCGTTATCACTTCTGCCTCTTTGAGGCTATGTAGTTTTTTCTCTATGTAACAAATCACTGACTGTAGATAGCCGTGATTTAGAGGTAGGTCTTTAAGAAACCCACAGTCCCATACGTACTGAGGTTATAGAATTTCGATCGAACATGATGCGCCTGAACCAGCAATATTTAAATAAATTCCTGTTCCAACTTTTACTCCGTTTAACGGGACGCTGTGTGATGTTTTCGCTGCTGCCGCTAATGCAATAATGGTCGTTCCTGAGTTTGCAGTATTATCAATGATATTACACGTTGCATCGGCACCTGAACCCGCTGTAAGCGTTATAGTTCCTATGGATGCTTCGCCTGTATATTGTGTACCTGCACTGGTACTGTGTATTGTTGTTGCATTCATTGTTTATAAAAACCTCCTCAAAAAAAGCACACGCCCGAAGGGGCCGAAATCGCGCTTGAGTGATGCGTGGCGGAGGAGAATACGAGACAACACCCCCTTCGGACGCTTTTCACCAAATTAGAGTACAAGGGGATGGGATTACTCCCACCCCCCGATACTATCCGTATTAACCCGAGTAAGGGTTTTTAGCTACATACCTGTAGTCTGTGGCACCAACACCGCAGAACATGCTCGTATAAAACGAGGTAAGTACGTCGCGTTTAGGGTCTCCACCAGCCTCAGTTGTTTGAGGCTCCCATACATACTGTAGACGGAACTGACGGGCCGGATCTCCCATGAACCACGCCGTTGTGCTTGGCATAAATTGCGAAGTCACTACACGGAACTGATTCTTGTAAATGTTCACGTCTCTGTTGGCACTTCCAATTTCGAAGTCCTGTGCGCTGAAGAACTGACGCAACTGATCTTCTAATTGAGCGTGGCCAAATACCACACGAGGACGGACACGGGCCGGGCGACCTTTTTCCGTCTTCTGATTGAGAAGAAGTTTATTCAACTCACGGGTTGTGGTAACACTTGGAACACCTGCGGTTCCCAAGTTGTCGTTGGTTTGCGTATCGATGCTGGAGTGATCGTTTGCAAACAATGCATAGCGAGTACCGCCATACACAAATGCCTGAGAGGTGCTTTCCTGAATTTCGCCCCATGCTGTGTCAGAAAGACGATAAGCAACGAACTCTTCCAAGAGATCACCGATCATCGTTCCTGTTTCTTTAGCACGATTTAAAAGCTCGTCAGTCTGATCGAATCGAACCATTTCAACGGTAAGGCCCATGCCCATACCGAATTTGTGGTTGCGAATCTTGACCCTCTTTTCTGACATCTGGCCTTCTGGATACGGCGCCCCTTCTTCAACGTGACGCGGACGATCTGCATCGCTGAAACCAACGATATCCTCTTCGGCACGATCTGAACGGGTTTCGGTAACCAGTGAACGGATGTCACGGGTATCCACTTCATACTGATCAATTATGACAGGATGAATCAGTTTACCTGTTGCAAAAGGGAACATAGAGCTAACCATTTCCTCACGGACTTCACTGAAGTCGGAGGTGCGGTAATCAAAGCTCTTTCCTTTCTTTTCCAACTGAGGCGTAACGAATACGTCCCACATTTCACGTAAGCTCAAATTCTGAGCTTCAACTTCGCCATTCTCAAGCCACTTGCCTAAATCATTGGCTGTAGCTTCTTGAGCCTGACGCAGGTCGCCACCATTATTTTGGTGACTCCTGAATAATTCTTTAATAGCGCTCATTGATATTAGCCTTTCTTTAGCTTAGGACTAAGCGTCTGTGGCGAAGAGCTTGCCCAGGGCGAGCACATCGATTAAGGTTGCAAGGCGAGTGCCGGTTTTATACTCTGCTGCCCATGCAATGGTATTGGCTCCACCGTCAGCGACGACGGCGTTCTCTGATGTGTATTTAAGACCCGCACCTGCGCCATATGTTGCACTTGTAGCATCGTATTCGACAATACCCTTTAAGCCAGCGACAATGCGATCTGGCTCACTGAAATCGGAACTGACTTGATTGACCGCGTATCCTATAAAGGTCGCGTCTTCGGTAGCCGCATCGACCAGAACGGCCGCGTTGGACTCATAACTCAGAAGGTCACCCTTCTCAAGATTAGTGCTCGTACCAACAGGGATAGCAATTCGATCCCTATCGCCGGCTTCCTGTAAAATTCTCGGAGCTGCCATATTAGTTCTCCCTTATCCCTATAGGTTGGCTTTAAATGCGGCCAGACGATCAGCATCCGATGGTGCAGTGGTTTCGTCAGCCTCTTCAACAGCTTCTTCGACCGCTTCAACGACAGGGGATTCCGTTCCTTCGCCTGTGACTACGGCGTTTACTACAGATTCCTGACGATCGGCAATCATCTCCTTGATCGTTTCAAGGTTCTCTTGTCCCAAGCCGATTAGAATCGACTCAAAACGCTCACTTCGCTTGGAATCATCCAAGCTCTCTTCGATGAGAGTCCGTACATCTGCTTCGAACAGTGCTTGCTTCTCCGCTTGTTCGTACTCATCCACCTTAGAGCTTGCTTTGGCGAGATTTTCTTCGACCTCAGCTAACTGCTTAGACACAGCATCGACCTGCTCTTTCAGTTCGCTCTGTGCCTTCTCGTGGTCGGAAGCAGCCTCTTTACGGCCTTCTTCAATTAGAATAGCAGCCGTGTCGGGGTGTTCCTCCCGCAGAGTTTTCACGTCCATGACGCTCTCCCCTGTTAAGGTTGATTCGGAGGATTTGCTCTGAGATTCAACGGCATTAAAGTTTCCTTTAGCCGCCGGAACCATAACAATATCCACCGAGTTGAGTTTGAGGATCTTCTCTACGATTACCCCATCACGACCTTCTGCTTCTCCCTCAGTTACCTGAGCAAAAGCGTCGATCGAAACGCCAAAAAGATGGTTGGCTTTTTTCCTTTTGGCGTAAGCAATACGCTCTTCCAAAAAGGCTCCATCAGGGTTAGTGAAGATGTGAATCCTCGATGTGACTTTCCCGCTTTCTACTCTTCCGCTTTCGGTTACAATAGCCCAATCACGAGGATCCCTGTTGAAGGTTTCTCCGTGGTTGAAATAACCGACAACGAAGTTATTGGCCTGTTCTGCAATTTCACGCAGGGCGGTTTCGCCATAATAGTTTCCATTCATCGACCATCCGCGTTCAATGACTGTAATGTCATTGGTGTATCCTCCTTGAGCTTCTTTAAACGTCTCAAGCGGGACACCGCCGATATATGTTTCTCTTATGCGTTTGACGTTATCCTGTTGCATCGACTCTTCCAGTTCGTCCGTTGATATATCTTCGCGGTTTTTTGTTTTTTCTTTTTCGATTAATGGTTTTAATACTTTTTTCATACCTGATACACCGATCTGACCCACAACGCCCCATTTGATTAAAGCAACTACGCCCGCTGGCCTTTTGTTCTTAAAATGTCGAGCAGCCCATGCTTCGCGTTTCTTTATCCACGCTTGTACTCCAGGCGTATTCTGTCCATCTCGAAACTTTTTCCAGTTTTGATAAGCGGTATTGCCGTAAATGTTTCCGCCTCTTTTCCATATGGATGGATATTCTTTTTTTAATTTGGCGGCATACTCAAAAGGGAACTGCGGATAGTTAGAATTGGATAAGGTGATTTTTTGGTTTTCACCTTTTTTAGGGAAGTCCGTTTTGTCTTCAGCCTCCTCCAGTGAATCGGGAGAATCCTCCATCATATAGTCATCAAAGAAGCCGGCTTCCATATCTTTTTCGTCGGGATCGATGTCGTATTTCTTGCTACTCCAGAAATCGTGATCCATTCCACAGTGTTCATATGCTTTACGCATCGCATAGTTGGAACGATTAACCCCTTCGGATTTATCTACATCGTATTCTTCATCGTTCTCTTTGTTGTACATCCAGAAAGACCGATTGAATTCATCCACAAAATCTTCGCGTTTACCCAACGGCATCTGCTTTATCTCGTCGGGAAGCCTTGGATCGTCCGAACACGAATAACATTCTTTCAGTCGGTTGATTTCTTCTGTTTCGGGCGTTCGATTGACCTGATGGATCAAATCGTGGTTTATCCCGTAGGTGTATTCGGAAATCGAAACGATTTCTTTTTCAAGGATAAACGGCTGAACAATAATGTGATTGGCGCTGTCATCGGTGATCACGATTGATCGCATAGTATCTATTTCTCCATTTGACGCAAATATTTATGTTTTATGTTATTTGTGCAACCCACACTTGCTATTTAGCAAGTAGCATACTACATTTGATGATGTGGGAGGTGCCATAGATGTTAAAGATTCCAACCTACTGTGATGGACTGAACAGGAAATTGGGCGGAGGTCTCTACGGTTTATTCGAAATTTTCGGAGATGAAGGCGTAGGGAAAACGGGGGTCTGCATGTCTTTGTTTAAGTCGGTGAGTGGGTTGTATGTGGACATGGATGGCACTTTCCCGCACCAATTAAATCATCTGCTGGACGAATCGAAGATCTCTTTGATTAATGGATACGCCATTGACATAAATCCACACGATTTAGTTGAGATGGCTGAGACGGTCTGTTCTTCAGGTATTGGTTTAATGATCGTTGATCCTGTGGGAGTCTGGGATGATTGGACGATTGCCGATCTATGTAAAAAACTTCATCCGTTATGTATTCAGCACAGCACAACGATTGGATTGATCAATCACTGTCACGCCAATGGAAATCCCAAAGGGAACATTTCAAGCAGTACGTATTGTCATACGCGTATCGAGATGAGGTCTTCTCCTGAAAAGATCCCTGGTGGTATGGTAACCGAATATGAGATCAAAAAAAACATCCACGGGCCAACTATGGTAAAAGGTTCACTGGTCATTGATTTTGAAGAGGTGCAATATGGGTAAGGTGAGGAACAGAGGTTTTGGTATCAGTATTTATTTCCCCAAAGAGATGTTAAAACTGCTCGATTCGATTGAAGAGCATCTGGAGCTTCCGGCGACCAAGAGCAGTTCACTCAGTGAATATGTATGTGCTTCGATCAAAGAGAAGGCCCAACGCGAAGGTATTTCGGGGCCGATCAATGAAAAAAATGAGGCATGAAAGCACGTATACATGTCAATCAGCATATCATACGTTCCAACAAAAAGAACGGACACAACGATCCTCCGTTAACGGTTAAAACGTATAAGACCAACAGACGTGCACATTCAGTCATCATCAACGGCCCGTCGTCGGTGGTCTATCGTCCTGAAAAACCGCTTTCGTGTGGAGCCAGAGTGTGGATAGAATGCAAAAGTGAAGACCTGTCAATAACCTGATGCTGTATTAACAAGAGGGTGGTGGGGAAATGAAGATAACGGATTGGGAATTTATTGAACGTCAGCATAATGCAGTACAGCGACTCGTTCAGGAGGAAAACTGGACGGGGATAGTAAGTCTTTTTATGGAAGCAGGGAAATCGGTTGGATGGTTTAAGGGAAAGAAATCTTTCAAGCATGTGGATCCGGACATCCGTTGCAATTTATTGGGATTCTGGATGACGAGTGTTTCGGTTCCAATTGAGAGGTTTGAAACTATCTTCCGTGTTTTTGGCGAGGTAACCGAAGCTGCTGAAGATGGTAGTTAATGTGCATCCGATCCTATTACTGTTACACCAGGTCGGTAGATGGGGTCATTCTGGAACAGGCAGTGTATGACGAAGATGATCAGCTGGTCGGATATCATTTATCGCCCGCACTTAAGCGTCAGCTTCTTCTCTCCAGAGAGATGCATGTTCTTACTCAAACACTTCAGGAACTGCTTACATTTCGTCACGCTTCCGGTAAAAAGCTCATTCATAAATCCATTGCCAACCAGATTGGTAAGGCAGTTATATAATAAACGGGGTATAAGGGAAAGGGGCATGTTGTGGCAGAAAAATTCTTAGATAAGCCAAGAGACATCGACTTGCTGAGTAATGAATCTCAGGATGTGAGTAAATGGTATCCGGCTGAAGTACTGGATTGGCATCAGTACGATGAAGAGGGGCCGACATGGAAAGTAGATAACAGGGGGATAGTCGAGAAAGACGAAGAGGGGCGCCTTTCGATTCCGAGAACCGTTGGAGCTCCGATAACAGCCATGCGGATCATGAATAATTTTGGCGATGCTATTACACATTGGAGCAATGAACTCAGTGTGCCAGTAGACATTATCATCGGATGTATTGCTACGGAAACGGGTGGAAAGGAAACGGCTCGAAGGGAAGAACCTGGATATACGAGTGACGCTGAGACTCCGCATCGCGTTTCGGTCGGACTGATGCAGACGCTGATCTCTACGGCTCAGAGTATGTGCCCCGAGGACACGGTGACTTCGGAATGGCTTGAAGTACCCTACAACAGTATCAAGGCAGGGGTGCGGTATATAAAGGAACAGTTTCGTAAAACCAATTATGATCCGCCGTTGGTAGCCTGTGCATATAATGCTGGAGGCTTATATCGCCAAAACGGAGAAAAGAATCGATGGAAACTTCGTCAATATCCGATTGGAACAGGCAAGCATGCAGATCGGTTTTGCAAATACTACAACGACTCTATGAGTATCGATTGGAATGACGTGCAAAATGCCTGATCCAACTGATCCCGAATTCCCGGAAGAAGAACCGGAAGATCCAATCGATCCGATTGAAAAATTTCTTCAGAATGAAACAGAGCGTATCAGGGGGCAGTACAGTTCCGGTGAGGTGGATGCCAAGACACAGGCTATCCGTGATGCGCTGACAGGGAGTTCCCGCCAAAAGGAATTTGAAATTATGGCCATGATGTCACGCATGGTATATGATGCGTATCGGTCTCAGGGATTCAGCGATGAACAAGCTTTTGTTTTTTGTGAATTCATTACTGAACGGACATTGTATCCCGATTAAAGATCTTTAAGAAGCTGGAGTGGTTTTAGATGGATAGACCATCAATATTTACTGAATAGATATGCTAATTAACAAGCATATTCATTGAGCTCGTCATAAGCGGATCCGTGCGGTGGTGCGGTGTGGGGATATGAAAGATCCAGCTTATGGCGGGTCATTTAATTGAAAGGAAGTGTTGCATGAGTAATGGCACCGTCAACAGTGTATCCCTTGTAGGGAATGTAGGAGATGATCCTCGAATCAACGAACTGCCCAGTGGCAGTAAGGTGGCAAACATATCACTTGCAACACGAGAGGAATGGAAAGATAAAAAGTCGGGAGAGCGGGTTGGAGAAACTACGTGGCATCGATGTGAGATCTACGGGCCGTTGGTTGACATAGCTGAAAAGTATGTTCACAAAGGCGATAAGCTTTTCTTGCAGGGACAGATCAAAGTGGACAATTGGAAGGATAAGGAAACAGGGGCCGACCGAACTGCTTCTAAGATCAAGGTGCGTCAAATGGAGATGCTTTCCTCTAAGGGGAGCGGTAATAAACCTTCGTCGGGTGAATTTCGCAAGGCTCCCGTGGCGGATGAAAGCGACCTTCCGTTCTAATGAACGTACAAGAGATGTCCATTATTGATGAACAGGTATTGATTGTTCCGGGAACCCTTCCTCAGCTGAATGATGTTATTCGGCGGAGCAAGGGACACTGGAGCAGTTATCACAAGGACAAGAAGGAAACAGAGAACAAGATAAAGGTATGTATTCTTTCTCAGAAGATGAAAAAGATAGAGGGGCCGGTATTTCTGCATTTTTCATGGACATCTAAGAATGCCAGAGTGGATCCTGATAATATCGCCTTTGCCAAAAAGTTTTTACTGGATGCATTAGTTACTGAACAGATACTCCCCGGAGATGGACGCGGTGTGGTGAAGGGATGGATTGATGAATTTCCCGATCCCGATCCTGATAACCCACGCGTTGAAGTAGTTCTATACACGATAGGGGATACCGATGGCGACGCTGATTCTGGTTAGCGGGAAAGCTCGTAGGGGAAAAGATACTGTTGCGGAGTATTTAAAAGAACGGTATGGCTATTCAGTCTTTCACTGGGCCGATGCTTTGCGGGAAGAATTGAGCAAACCTATGGATATCAGCGTTACGTTCAGCGAGAGTAGCCTGAAGGCCCGCGTAACGATTAACGATGTGATGGTGAGGGATACGGAGTTGGCCCGTATGGTATTGTACTGGATGTCGGAGCAAAAAAATTCGGGTGCGATTTCATATTCCAGGTCGTTAGATGTGCAAAGCAAGAACGGCCTGAATTATTACGAAGAGACGTATTCAATGAAGGGCCATCGAATGCAGGGGAAAGACTGTGTTTTGATGCAGTGGTATGGAACGGAATACCGTCGCAATCATTTTGATAAAGCCTATTGGGTTAAGCGGACAGTCGATTCTATTCGAAGGGCTTTATATGACGATCAGGATGTAGTGATAGCCGACACGCGTTTCCTCAATGAGATCGAAGCGGGACGCAATATCGCTGAGGCGGACAGGGTGCTGTTGGTTCGAGTGGAACGCGACCATCCGATCGAGGATGCTGAACGCGATGAGGAGCACAGTTCTGAAATGGAATTGAACGACTATGACGGATGGCACATTGTATTAAAAAATGATGCAGATATTGATTCGTTAAAAGCGACGATGGATGGGCATCTGAAAAGTATGGTTTGATCGATGTGGATATATCTGGATACCGTTGAATGGATAGAGGCTCCAGAGGTCTATATGTCTTTTTTTGACGAACTGGGTAATACGATCAGTCAGGTGCATGGAATCAATCCAATGAAGTGGGAATGTACTTTTACAGGTCGTTCATTTAAGGTATCGGGGTGGAGTCGAGGTCGTTTTGCGGTGGATCGACATACGGGAAACCCTATAGAGCAGTATACCTTCAGCTACAAGAATTTTAAAGCCCAGTGGAGAGGGTTTTTACAGTTAGGCGGCGAGAATTGCTTTGTCAGTGAACGGTTAAGCGAACGCGATTTTATTCAGATGGGTATTGAATGCCGTACGGCTGTATATGAACGATGCGTGGCCCAAAGTTGACTCTAAACACGGAGGGTATACATGCCGGAGGAAGAGGCTGCAGAGGCTGTTATAAATGTTATACAGTCCACGGGTATAGGTGCATTACTGGAGACGTATTCGATATGGTTTGTGGTGGGTTTCTTTGTGTTGTTTTTACGCAACTCCATTGAGAACGCTCTGGCGGGTCTAAGTGTTTTTCTAGGATCCAATTACGATGAGAATATGGTGTGTTATGTGACTGTGGGAGGTACACGGCGCCCTGCGAGGATCAGTAAGACATCGATTAAGCAGACCACGTTTTATCTGTACGAGATTGAGGATGGAAAAATTTTAGGTGGCAGTTTGCTCTCTGTCCCTAACAGTGAATTAAGCAGTATCATGCTGGAGAGGCCACTGGATCGTTTAGAGATATAAGGGGGAAGAGTTGACGGTAATCGTCGGATTCATAGATACGGAAAATCGTATTCAGTATATGGGAGCGGACACGATGCTTTCGGCCTGTTCGGATGCGGTAAACAGTCGGCACGAAAAGATTTTTAATTCGGGTTCCTATTTGGTGGGGCATACGGGATCGCCCAGAGCAAATCAGATCATACGGTATGTCCACAAGTTCCCTCGTTACACCAAAAGGTGGTCGGACGACACCACAGGGTTTATGTGTTCCAAGGTGGTGCCTGGGTTGATGGCGGCATTGATCGAACATGGGTATGCAAAGAACGACTGCGGTCATTTTGAGATGGAAGATATTTTCATGATGATGTTCGCGGGGAAGATTTACAGTATCTGGGCGGACTTTCAGGTCTTTGAGCCGACAACGAATTTTTTTGCGGTCGGTTCGGGTGCTCAGATTGCGTTGGGGTCGATGATGGCCAGTGCAGATATGGGCCTGGATGCGGAGGAGCGTATTCTGTTGGCGGTGGAGTCCTCGATTGAATATTCCACCAATGTAGGCGGTGAATGCATGTTGTTATCTAGAAAATATTAAGATGGAGGAGGAAATGGTATGGTAGGATTATCTGCGATTAAGACGCTTCTCAGTGGTGAGGTGCTGGAAACAGGCAAAGCGATTCTGGACAAGTTTATACAGGATCCCTCACTAAAAGCGGAAGCGGAACTGGAGTTAAAGAAGCTGGCAGCGGATCGGGAGTCTCAGGTGGAGGAGACGTTGCGTACGAACATGAAAATGACTGCGGATGTGATTGAGTCGGAGATGAAGTCCGGAGACAACTTTACCCGCAGGGCGCGTCCGATGCTGGTGTATTGGGGTATGTTGCTGATCACGATTCGTGAGGTGGCGAACATGGCTACGGAACGGATGCTTCCGGTGCTTCCCGAGCAGTTCTGGATGGCATGGGGCGGTGTGGTCAGTATATGGATTGTAGGACGCAGTGCGGAGAAGTTTACGGGCGGTAAGAAGGGTGGACAGTCCAATAATTTAATCAAAGCGATTACGGGGTAATAGTATGTATGCGGCATTGGAATTGTATATAGCGTATGTGATAGACGGGGTAGAATATTATTTGGAAAAAATTCGTTCATGGTGGAGGAGTTTATGAAGATAAATCCAAAATGTGGGTGTCAAGCCAAGCACAACACCCGATTGGAGATAGATGTATTTGCGGGTATGGGTTTGTTTGGTTCCTCGATGCCCGAGTATCAGACTGAAGGTGCTTCGGGAATGGATTTACGGGCCTGTGATGAGGTGACACTGGAACCGATGGAGCGGGTACTGGTTGGAACGGGTCTTCATCTTTCGATCCCAGAATCATTCGAGGGTCAGGTGCGACCTCGGAGCGGTATGTCGTATAAACGAGGATTGGTGTCCGTTTTAGGGACGATAGACAGCGATTACAGAGGGGAAATAAAGGTCATTTTAATTAATCTGTCGAACGAGAGGCAGACCATTGATACCGGAGAGCGTATTGCTCAATTGGTGATAGCTCCTATTGTTCGGGCTTCGCTTAATCCTGTTGACGAGTTGAGTCAGTTGGGTGATACGGATCGGGGAAGTGATGGGTTTGGTTCGACGGGCTCATAATTTTTTTAAGGGGAAGAGGTGAGGGTTATGGAATTACAGTTTTTCGCAATAGGGCTGGTGTTGGTGACCAGTGCGGCGGATGCGGTTCGGGATGCCAAGCACGGATCCAAGGATTTTACATGGATGCAATGGCATGTGGTTAAATGGATTGCATTTTACGGGCCATTGGCATTTATCACCTATATTCACATCGATTGGGAGTATTGGTTGCCGTTGACGATTGCGTCGTGGATTACCTGGCGATTGAGTGTCCGTTTTCTGGGCGGTAAGCAGTGGGAGAGCCACTGGAAGAAGTATCTGGGGCTTTAGTACTACTCAAGCGAAGCTTCGAATTTTTTTTCAAAAATAAATACCCCTATCGATCAGCATAGGGGTATTTTTGTACTCCATAAGCGTGTTGAAAGGATTAAAAACCGTTCACGCTTATGTTATTTTATATATAAAAACGGGACAGGGCTACCATTGATGCACGGCATTCGATACGATGGCCACGATGGCCACGATCTCAGCAACGGTGTAAAACATTCTCAGGTAACAGCATGTATCACTTACTTCATCATCCTCCACATCGCATTTACTTCCTAACGTCTTACATATCGTTGCCAACCATTTATTCATAAACCCTTAGCTTTGTCCTCTAATCTTCGTGCGAGGGGAGATAGCAAAAGATACTTAGCACAACAGGAATAGAAAAGTGTTAAAAGGGCGATGGCTGCCCCTGCTCCTATTTTAGACGGGTCGTCCATGTTGGCCAGTATCAAAACAAATCCTGTCAGGGTACCTATCAGTCCCGCACCTATTGAATATTTTTCCAGGTCGGTACATGTTTTTGATGCATCAAGTAAGATCGATGCACTGGCTGTTTTACCCACGATGCAAGCTACGGCATTACCGAGGTTCCTTCCTCCAAGTAATGCAGCTCCCATGGATAACCCTACTACCATAGCAATAGACGGCACATTCACAAAGATGGGGAGTTGGCCTCCTACTCCCGCTACTATTGAAGCTGCTATAAGAATAATTCCTAATAATCTAGTCAATAACATCATACTGCCTCCTTTTATAGACAGTTGTTTATTCATCGCATGTAAATTTCGTGCCACATTCATGGCATACCAGTTTACACGCCCAACTGTCCTGTTCGGATATTCCACATGCAGGGCATGAAGTTGTTTCCTCTTTTTTATCCAATGAAATTTCCTTGAAAGTGGATGCGACTGGTAAGTCTGTCAATGACGAGTCGCCTTGTAAAATTGAGCAAAGCAGAGGGTGGTCAGCCACATTATGACTCCGTAGGGAGCCTCATGCTGCCAGAATTCTTCCCACGCATGACCGCCTGGGAACCCAATTACTTTCCAGATTTCATACAGAATAGTGACGAAAATAGCCGCTCCACCCGACCACATACCTGCTTTATTGGCCTCTTGAGCAGCTTTCTCGCGTTTACTTATGGTAACCACTGTCCGTTTGGTTTTCTTTAACTCATCCCGTAGTCCATCTCGGTCGTGCTTAAATTCTTTAGCTACAATATTTTCAGCCGACACTTGTTTGCGTAAAGTGCTTACTTCCTTCACGGCTTTTGTATACAGTCTCTCCTGTTCTATTCTGGATCGTATCTGTTGCACGTCCGGGTAGTTCATTGAATAATCCTTTCTAAAGAGGGAAACCATCTCCATGATTTCCTTCATCTACCCAGTAAACATATTACGACCGCCCCTTCTCTCGCATATGTAAGTCGTGTCGTATACCATACTTGTCATGTTGGTATGCCCATGGTGAAGTATAAAATTTCAATAATAAAAATACATGCATCACACGCCTCGAAATGTTCATGTCACGTCCATTAAAACGGGTATCGTATACGATGAAAATGGTAGGTGGGAATGCATGAAGCATGTGGGTAGGGATAGTGAAAGCCCCCGGCAAGCCGAAATTTCAAAAATCCCTATTTTTATAGGGTATTTCGCGTTTTTTTGATGTTTTTTTGCCTCAAAATAGCCGCCTGGATTAAATGGTTTCAACCCCCATATTGGTATATTTATTGAGTGGCCAAAATCCCAAAATATGGGTTTTGGATTTTTTCAAAATTGTGTAGTTGAACTACACAAAAAAACAATAGGAGCATTTAGAATGCCAAAGCGTAAAGCAGTAAAAAAAGTCGAAGTTGAAGTGACAAAACTTCCAGAAGTTGGTATCAGTAAAAAAGAGTTGATGCAAAAAGCGTTAGAGAGTACCACAGTAAAAAACGGAGTTGATAAGTTAGTCAATTTAGAAATTAAAGTTGATGATTTAGAGAGTAAGCGTTTGTTGTCGGGTTTCGGTTTTGGTGTCGTTTTGAATAGCCAACCTGATTACTCGCAATGGAAAAAAGAAGTTTTTGCTTTAGTCCGTATTGGTTTAATGTCGAACGGTAAAAACGATTCACAAGCAAGGTCAATAGTTTCTAAGTTTTATGCATGGAATTCTTTAGTCCCCGTTATGTTTGAAGATCGTAAAAATTGGGTAGAATTTGTTGACGGTTTCGAGTCTGTCAACAGTGAATTTTTAGGGCGTATGCTCAAGGCAGTTTCTGTTTATCAAAAAGAAGTTAAGCTACAAAAAAACTTGAAAGCTTTAAATAGCTTATACGTCAACTTGATGGAATCGTTTAAGAATGGTCTTAAGTTAGCTGATTTAATTAAGAAGATCGAAACAGACGGTTTTAAAGCTTTGGATGCAACAGTTGAAAATATTGACAAATCCGTAAAAGTTGCAAAAGCTAATGCAAAGCGTAAAGCTACAGTAGCAAGAAATAATGCTGATAAGGAATTCAACGAACGAGTTGATCAAAAGACCGAAGCTATCAAAAACGAAGTTACAGCATTACGACAGAATGAGAATAAGCTTAAAGAAGTTATTGCCAACTTGCGGAAAGAGAATAGAAGCTTAAAGGATAAGATTAAAAGAATGGAAAGTGCGAAAACTTCAACAGTTTTGAATTCTGTTAATAGCAAAATTGTGTAGTTGAACTACACAAAATAGTAAAAGCTTTACAACCGCTCGGTGGCCTCGGCTGCCGGGCGGATTTTTTTTGCCGGTTAAAATTTTCGTGTTCCACGAGTGGCTCTGGGAGCCACAATAAAATGGCAAATATATTTTTGCCATCATTCCAAATATATCTCCAAAATTTTCGCAAGAATTTTCCATGAGATATATCATTCATTCAACATTTTGTGTAGTTGAACTACATAAAAATATTTTTGTGTAGTTGAACTACATAAATATACTGGAGGTTATATGTCAGATAAAGAAAGAATAGCAGAGCTGGAGGCTCAAGTAGAATTCCTGAAAAGACAACATGCCTATGATCTCGAATCATTTAAGAGTCGGATTCGAGGGATTTTACGAGGGAATCCACAGCATTGGATTCGTACCGCATTAGATGGTATTAGGATTGGTGCAAATGATGCTGTAGAGGAACGATTAAATAATCTGTTGGATTTGTTCATTGATGAAGAAAAATGGTTTAAGAAAAGGAGATAATATCATGAAGATCAAGAAATATACAAAGCGTCAATTAGAAAAGAAGCTTGCAGAAGAAAAAGAGAAGATGCGAAAAAGATATGAACGTAACGATAAGAAACATCTTAGAAGTTTAGTATGTCAGTTGCTCGATGCTGAAAAAGTGTGTCGAAGTTGGATTCCATTCTGGAATAAAAATGTAGATGACGATAGCGGCCCGACATATGCATATAGTGAATACTGGAATGATAATGTCCCATACACTCCATTACAAGTTCAAGTATTACGTAGGCATGCGGATGCATATATCGAACTAAAGCGTTTAGTAGATCGAACAGGTTTGTCCGTCCCTAAGTCCATATCCAAGATTCAAAATAGAGGTGATTTCTATGTTGTATGATGATGTATTATTCGCTCAAGTTATGATATTAGGTATCACAATCGTGTTCGGTGTAGGATGTTTAGTAGGATATCTCATTGACCGTTTTTGGTCTTAACCTATGCTAATTGACATAGCATAACATATTATATAACATATAACCCAAAATATGTAGTTGAACTACATAATCTAAAACGAGGTCAACATGGCCAAGAATACCAACTGGAAAAGATATAGTCACGATCATCATGTTCGTAACAATAACTACAACGCACAAACCGTTCCACCTGTTAATGTAACATGGAAATATGAAGTAGAGATTCTCACTGTAGATTCAAAACAATTACATACGTTCTCGACAAAGAAACAATTACAGCGTTTCATCAATGAATTAAAAGATGCATTTAAGAATGTCGGCTGGACATTACGTATTCGTTTGCCCACCAAATCCAAACCCGTAGATAAGAAAATAAACGATAGCTTTTTCATTCGGATGTGCGTTCGATGCCCTGATACAGAGTTCCCATACCATCCGACCATGTCTAATGCTAATAAAGCAAACAATGTTACTCTTACCCGTCCACATGGAGATAGTGCTTCTATTAGATGGTCTTCTCCTATATACAATGATACACAAGATTACATCGCAAGTAGCGGTGATTGGATTTCACATACCTAAATAAACAAGCAGTAACTTCGTGTCAGATTGGCATGGGGATAAAACTACATACAAAAATTGTGTAGTTGAACTACATAAACCACTCCGCAAGGAGAAAAGGAACTTACAATGTGGAAACTATTCTGTCATTTTTTAACGACCTATGTTCAGGTGCCTTTAGCTGATATTGAAAAAGAAAAAGATACGCGTTGGTCTAATGAGTTGAACTGGCTGAATCAAGGTATCAGAGACAGTAGGATCAGCGATAATTCACTGGCATTTCTCAGCTGGTATCAATCTCTTTATGGGAAATTCGAAGTAGGTGAATCAGAATTATGGGAAGATGTAAAGGTAACTCTATCGGATGGTGTAGTATTAGTCGAACGGTTCAATGATAATGAAGAAAGGATAATCTCATGGAACTCATAATACATCTCTGGACAACCGGACTTAATTTATTGCTCGATGTCTTTACTAAACTGGCCGTCATATTAGATAGTATACCCT